TTGCTGGTCCAATTGAATAAAAATGTTGAACTCTTATTCCACCAGAAGTACTTGCTCCTGATCCAGATTCAGCTGATCCCATTTCAATAGTAATTGTCGTAGAAGTGGGAACCGTTGTGACCATGAAATTAGTATCGTCAAAATCACCAGAACTAAAATCAGAATCCGTAATAGCTGTAAAATTATCCAAACGAACAATGTCATATTTCGTAATATTGTGATCAGATGCAAAAGTTATTGTAACTGTTGCATCACCATTTGTTGTTGTAAAAGCATTAGTTAATGTTGTTGTAGCTTTAATAGGAGTAATGTCATAAAATGCTCCTCCAGAATATACATATAAAAATCTGTTTGTACCAAGCGCTGCATACTTAATACCACTTGCATTAACAAAATGGTGTAGCGCTGTATTTCTTCCAGTAAGAGTAGTATCTCCTAACTGAGCCCAACCGCCTATTTTTTCTGGTGAGCCATATCTAAATCTTACATAATCACCACTAACCCATTGGCCTTCACCACCAGTAGCTGTAACTTGTTTATTGAATCCTGGTTGAAATTTTAATTTTTGTAACATAAACCTCTATTATATAAGCTTTTTATGTTTTTACTATATATTATTTCTTATAAGGCGTAAAGCTGTGTTGTTTAAAGTATTATTTTTTCTTGAAATAGGCAGGGAGCCCTAAAAATGGACGTGTATCAAATTCATTAGCTTTAGCCATTTTAGATCCCTTTTTATTATAGTGCAAAAATGCTTGAGCACAAGTCTCTCCTCTAAATTCTTCTCTCCAATGTTCTAAATCACAACCAGAATATATAAGCATATCACCTGGTTCTAAATCTACTTTAATTCCAGCTCTCCCTTCTTTACCAGTTGGATCTAAATATATAGGCCAAGGATCTCCCCCAAGATTTAAAGTAGTGGATATTTCACAAGAAAATCTATCTTTATGTCTATAAAGAACATCTCCTTTTTTATATATTCTTGCATAAGAATAATTAGGAGATAGCTTTAATTTTGTATATTTTTCCATAATAGGTTGGCACTTTAACATTAGAGTTTCCATTACTAAATCTGAATAATGAGAATAAGTGTTAGGAATTTGAGGATCATTCCATGTTCCCCAATATTCTGTAAACGGTGAAATAAATTTTTCTTCAAATAAAAATTTTGCAACTTTTCTTTTGTTTAAAAAATAAGCAAAAGCAAAGTCTGCAATTTCTTTATTAATAACTGCTCTTAGTACTGTATATTTATTTTTTTTAAAACTCATATAATTTCTCTAGGGTTAAGAGATACATTTCCTGAAATACTTATTCTCTCTTTATTAGATAAATAAAAAGGATAAACACAATGATTTAGTTGAGCAGGAAAAAATAACATTGTTCCTTCGTCTGATGGTTCTAGCATATATTGATGTTTAAGAATTTTACCCAAAGAACTAGTTGTATAAAAATTGAATGTATTAGGTAAAGGATTATTAGAATGTTTTATAAATGGTAATTCTTTTTCTTTTTTATAACTAGATGGTATTTGCATCCATACTACAAAAGACCAAACTCCACTATGATCATGAATGGGATTAAATTCATGTTTTTTTTGAAAATTTACCCAAAATGTATCTAATACATATTTACAATTTTCTGTCAAAGTATACGGCACTGAATAAGGAAAGTCTTTAGTATGTTTATTTATGAGATATAAAATAACATTGTTGAAAAAATAATTATCTTTATCTTCTATACTGTAAGATCCTTTTATATTACCAGCAAGTTTATTATTAACATTTATATTTTTATTTTTTATGTATGTATTTAATCTTTTTAATATATTAGAGTTAAGTTTTACTTTTATATAAATCGTTTCATTAGAAAGTATCTTTTCAGTTTTAAACATTTTTAACTACTCCTTTCGGAACTGCTTGACAATTCCAATGTATAAATCTAAACGGTTCGTATCCTAAGTCTACAGAATATAAATGCGGCATATATGATGGAAAAAACATCATTGTGCCTGGCCTAGCTTTATAATATATTTGATGGTTTGCATAAGATAATTTAGTACGATCTTTTAAAGGTAAAAGATTCATCATGTTTCCAGGTCTTGGATCTTCAAATATAGGTTGTGATGTTTTTTCACTGGCTTTTAAAAAATAAAAGCCAGATATATGACCATTCCAGTGAGTATGTAGTGTATGATGACCACCACCTTTTTTAGCAAATTCTTGTACCCATAGTTCCGTAATAAGAATTTGATAATTGGTTAAATCAAAACCCATTTCATCTAATAAATTATACGCTGTAGCCCCTATATAATTTATTAGTTGGCTAAAATTAGAATCACCTATTAAAGTTGTTGAATGAAATACCTGGCCCATATCTCCTCTATCCCCAAATTTTTTATTTCTCTTATTTATTTCTTTTTTCAAAATTTTCTTCGATTTTTTAATATATGGATCTGATGCTTTATTTAAGGAAGTTACAAAATCAGGCACATCTGCAAACCAGATAGGACATTTAAAATAATCTTCTCTAACTAATTCTTTGGGAAAATTTCCTAATTTCATTTAGATGAACCCTTCTTCTCTTATTTTTGAACGATGTTCCCCAACACCGTTTAAATTAAATGATATGGCATATTTGTTTACATCTGTTGTATTTCTAATTGTTTTATGGGTTAAAAAACTAGAAAAAATTATAAAATAATTTAATTTAGGTTTAATTTTTTTATTAATTTCAGGAAAAAATAGTGTCTGATTATGGTCATTTAAGTAAATAATTCCAGATAAATAGCTAGGTGAATGATCATGAGCTTTTGTAAAATGAGAAAAGTCTTCTCTTATTCCCCAAGCACTATTAAGATTATATGGTTTAATATTATCTAAACTATCTAAACAATCAAATAAAGGTAATATGCTTTTTAAAAAATTTTTATTATTATTAAAATATTCATAAGAAGTCATATGACCTATAACATTTGTATTAAAATTATTATTATTCTTTTCTCCAATCCCTTTATTAATTTCTTTTATAAAATAGTTAGAATTTATATTTAAAAATCCGTCTATTAATATATAATCTACTTTTACTTTATCCTCTATTATTCTTTTTATTTTCACTTAAAAGGTAATCCTAAATTCCATATAACTAAACTATATCTTGAACCTTTTTTTACTGGACATACTCGATGCCAAACAAAACCAGGAAACACAACTAAAGATCCTTTTGGTAATATTTCTGTGCACCTTCTGATATTTGGTTTTTTATCAGGATCTAAATCTCTAAAATCAAATTCTAATTCTCCACCTTTATAGTCTTTTGGATCTGACAAAGATACTGTAACAGATAATTTTCTTATTTTTCCATGTCTTTGTGTATTAGGTTCATTGTAAGGTTTATAAAATGAATCACAATGCCAATCATAAAATTGACCTTTTTCATATTTTGTAAATTGACAAGGTTCAGACCAATCCCATTGAAAATTCCAGTCCGCATTTTTATTAGCTTTATGAACATAAGGATGTATTTCTTTATACACCCAACTATCCTGGATCCAAACAATATCAGAATTTCTTTTTTTCTTGAGATCTTTTATTTGTTGTGGACTCATTTTATTTTCAGAGCCATCGAATGCTCCCGTCAGAGCCATTTTATTTTGTAATTGTTTACCATAGCGAACAATTTCATCACAGATACGTTCTGGGATAGCTGATTGAAAATACCAATAATAATTAGGCAAAAGCATGTGTCTTTATAGATAAATATATATCATTCTAAAGACATTAAGTCAATTATACTTTATTCCATTTTAATGCTGAAGGATCCCATTCATGGTCATTTGGAGGATCTTCAGAATCTTCTGCGATCCATTTTCGATTATCTTCATCCCACTCTATCCAATAGTTGCACTTAACAGCATCTCCTATTGATTTACCTTCTGGTATAAAATCACCTTCAGAGTAAGTTTTTGTAGGATGATCATAAAATTCCGTAGTGGGATAAGTTACAGGAGCTGTCCAATCATCGTTATTATTTAAATACCATGATGCATAGGGTTGCTGGTCTAAAAATCTATCTTTCGTTGGATTATAAACGTCTCCTTTACCTGCAAATTTTTTCCTGAAATTCGCATTCCAAGAAGTTTGTTTCCATGTTCCACCAAAAAAATTTTGACACCATGTTTCACCATCAACATGCATATCATTATTACCTAATGGACCTGCAGCTGTAGAAATATCATTTCCAACTACTACTACTCTTTTTACAACTAAGTGAGTATCAGACGTAAAACCTGTTGGATCTGTTTTTGATTCTAATTCTGCAAAATGGGCCATAACTTTTATGATACCGTTAATGTTCCCGACACTTTAAATACAGCTACTTTACAAGAACCAGCAGTGTCTGTTAAATTACAACCAGGTGAAACACTTAAAGAAGCACAACCAGGAAATCTTACTATTACTACTCCTGAACCTCCATCCCTTCCACCAGGGGTATGTTTAGCTCCAGCACCGCCGCCACTGTTAGCAGCGCCATTGCCATCTATATTACCGCCGCCACCATCTCCGCCTATTCCATGTGGACCAGAGTTAAACCCAGCACCAGCACCGCCCCCTGCGAATGTTGTTCTGCAAAAAGGTGTTGCACATCCATGAATAGTATTTGGTGCACCATCTCCTCCATTACCTCTAGGGGAAGGCTGGGGTTGAGGGTGCGGTCCAGCACCAGAAAAACCTGATTGCGTCGCTCCTCCGCCTCCGCCTCCTGTATCTGCTGATTTTGGAGGGTTAGTTTGCATCCCACCTGGGGGTGCGCCACCACCACCGCCACCATTTCCTTCTGGTGGACTATATCCTCCAGCGTTTCCACCACCACCAGCGGCGGGTGGAAAACCACCTAAGGTATATACTGGTCTAGATCCGCCACCGCCGGAACCTCCAGGTCCACCTGATTTTAAAGGATTTCCTTTACCATATTGACCACCTCTACCACCACCAGAAGCAGTAATCATAGTACATCCTTCACAACCACCTGGGTTAAAAATTGAATTACTTCCTGCACTTGCTGCATTTGTCTGTTGACCACCAGCACCTCCGCCACCAACAGTTATTGCATAACAACCTGAAGGTATGCATAAAGCAGTAGATCGTAAAGGACTGGGACCATAACCAGAAGCTCTGTATCCTCCAGCTCCTCCACCTCCAACGTGACCAGAACCTCCACCTCCAGCAACAACTAAAAAATTCATTGGGTATATAGCTGCCGAGGCTACACCAGAACCAAATCCTAAAATTTGATAACCAAAGCCTTTGGTTTTTGGTTTACTTGACTTCTTTTTAGATCCTTTAGCTGAAGTTTTAAAAATATTATTTTTATAGTCCCTCATTAATCACTCCTTATGAATCATTTTTTGCATCAGTAGTAAAAAATAATTTAATTCCGTGTAATCTAGCATCTCCACTAGAATCATCATTTGCATCTGATACGTCTCTATAAATTCTAAAATAACAAAGTTGATCATCCGCAGGCGAACCAGCTATTGTAACAGCTCCACTCACTGCGCTAACATTTACTTCTTCAAGAGCACCTTGTTCTGCATCATCAACAACAACACCAGTTCCATAAGCTACATCAATTGTATCATTGTCTCCACAAGCTACACCTTGTAATCCCCAAGAAACCCCACCTGTATTAGCTGTTCCAGACCAAAAAACCTGGAAAGTAACTGTGCCTAAATTCCATTGTTTAGGAAAAGCTACAGTAAATTGTGCGTGTTCATCAGCATCTTTATCAAAATCTAAAACATACATATCAGGTCTTCCTGCCGTTGTTTCTACTGATGCTATAGAAGCGCATCCATTTGAAGTTGTAGGTGTCATGGCATTAGCAGGAATCCATATTGTTTCTAAGCCTGCTTCTTTAATTGTACCTGCTCCATCTAATTTATTTAATTCTGCTGCTGTTGATGTTACTGCTGTACCATTAATTGCTAACTTATCAGTTACAATATTAAATGTTCCATTGTCTTCAACTCTTGCAACTTCAGTTCCATCTCTTTGTTGGAAAATAATATCTTTAGCATCAACAATTGGTTTAATAATTACATCACTCGATGAATTACTAATTCTTAAAACTTCTGTTCCACCAGCTTTAAAATTAAAATCATTACCACCTGCATCTAAAATAAGGTCAGCTGCACAATCTATTGTTAAATTATTAGCTGATATAGTTAAATCTGTTCCGTCACCTTCAATTTTTTCACCATCGTCACCAAAAGTAAGTCCTATGTTGGCAGGGATATTTATATCTCCACTAGAGCCAACGCTGAATGAAATGTCTGTTCCATCTGATTCGATTTTTTCATCTCCTGATCCATCTAAAACTAAACCTGTATTAGCCGCTAAAATAACATCAGCAGTTGCTGTAAGTTTAATATTATTACCAGTAATTGTTAAATCTGTTCCGTCACCTTCAATTTTTTCACCATCATCGCCAAAAGTAACTCCAATATTAGCTCCAATGTTTATGTCTCCATTTGACCCAACAGTGAATGTTAAATCTGTTCCATCAGATTCTATTTTTTCTGCTGTAGCAAAAGTCAGTCCTACACCAGATGGTATGTTAACATCAGCGGTTGCTGTTAAATTAATATTGTTTCCTGAAATTGTTAGATCAGTTCCATCACCCTCAATTTTTTCAGCGTCATTACCAAAAGTCATTCCAACGTTTGCTGGAACATTTATGTCTGTTGTTGCTGTTAAGTTAATGTCATTACCAGATGCAAAAGTAAAATCAGTTCCATCTGAAGAAATATGTTCTCCACCATCGTCATAGAAATATAATTTTCTATCATCATTAATTCTCATGACTTCGTTACCATCATATTGTTGGAATACTAAGTCATCTGAATCAACACCAAGTTTTATAATTTGGACACCTGCAGTGCCATCCATATCTAAGGACAGTTGTAAAGTACCAGCGTCTTTAAATTCTACATTTCCACCAGCTGCATCAATAACAACATCATCACCAGAATCTATTGTAACGTCTGCTGAGGTACTTCCATTACCAATTGTAACTGCTGCATCCCCTGCTGCAATATCATCTGCTGCCAAACTTGAAATCGATGCAGAGGACCAACTTAAAGTTCCACTGCCATTTGTTGTTAAATGTTGTCCACTTGATCCATCGGCAGTTGGTAAAACATAATCTACATCTCCTGACTGTGTCCCAACTTTAAATCCAGTATAATTAGATCCTGCATCCGTATCTTCATAAATTCTTAATTCTCCAGAACCTGTTGCACCATTTGCAATGGCTACAAACCCACCATCATTAATATCTAAAAGTGTTCTACCATCGTATTGGTTAAATTTAATATCTTTAGCATCAACTTGTGGTTGAAATATTACATCAGAAGAGCTATTTGAAATTTTTAAGAGATTGGTTCCATCGTCTGCAAAAACTAAATCTGCTCCGCCAGCATCTAAAGTAATGTCTGCCGCAGCATCTACAGTTAAATTATTTGCAGATATAGTTAGATCAGTCCCATCACCTTCTATCTTCTCACCATCATCACCAAATGTTAAACCAACGTTTGCTGGAATGTTAATATCAGTTGTTGCTGTTAAATTAAGATCAGCACTTGCGCTAATTGTTAAATCTGTTCCATCGCCTTCAATTTTTTCTCCATCATCACCAAAAGTAACTCCAATATTAGCTCCAACATTAATATCTCCACCAGAACCTACACTTACAGTTATATCAGTTCCATCTGATTCTATTTTTTCATTTCCAGAACCATCTAAAACTAAACCTGTGTTTGCGGCTAAGACAACATCAGCAGTTGCTGTAAGTTTAATATTATTACCAGTTACAGTTAAATCTGTTCCATCCCCTTCGATTTTTTCTGCATCATCGCCAAAAGTAATTCCAACATTAGCTGGAACATTAATATCTGTTGTCGCTGTTAAGTTAATGTCATTACCAGATGCAAAAGTAAAATCTGTGCCATCAGAAGAAATGTGTTCTCCACCTTCATCGTAAAAATATACTTTTCTATTATCGGCAATTCTCATTACTTCATTGCCATCATATTGTTTAAATACTAAATCATCTGAATCAACTTTTAATTGTATAATTTGATCACCAGCAGTAGTGTCCATGTCTAAAAGAAGCTGAGTTGTACCAGCATCTTTAAATTCTATATTTCCACCTGCTGCATCAATTACAATATCATCAGGTGAATCTAGTGTAATATCTCCAGTAACACCTGTAATAGTATTTGTTGATATTCCAGTATCAACTAAATTTGGGTTAGTAGCATGATCAGCTGTGGCATAAACAATTTTAGTTCCCTTATCTGTTGTTCCAAAAGTGACTGAACTTCCTGATCCAGTGGCATATTTAAATTGAACTGTATAAGCACCAGACGTACCATTAACTAAAACATACATCTGTTGAACATCTAAGGGAATGGTTACCGTTTGGTTTCCAGTAATTGTTCCAGTAAATTTTATAACTCTATGTCCAAGAGTTGCCCCTGTTGATCCATCAGAAACAGATAATGTTGTTGTCTGAGCACCACCTGCCACATCTTGTTCAACATAACCACCAGCTATTTGTTCTATAATCTGTAAATTGGTATTAGTCTTCGTACCCCAATTACCGGCGTTCTCGCCAGTTGTCATTAGTTCTGTACCCAGACCTGTATAACTTGATGCCATAATTTATCTCCTAAGCGCTACCTACAAACACCTCCACGTCACATGAGTCTGTGTCTGCAGTTGCTGTAATATCTACTAAATCATTAAATGATACTGTTAATGCAGAACCTCCTGCATGCATTGTATCTACAACTCCACCACTATTATCACCAGGATAAATAAAAGAATGTCCAGCGTCTACTTTAATTGCAAACTCTGTACTATCTTCATCTCTAAATGTTAATGTAAGATGGTTAGTTGAATCTAAATTTGTAATTCTAATATATCTAACATCGTCTTCATCGAATTGACCTGCTAGATAACTTTTTGATAAATCTGTTGAAGAAGCTGTAGCAAAACCTAGTAAGCCTGTTTCTGTTGTTGAAATAGTTACTATTCTTTTAACAATTTCATTAACACTAGAAATATCTAATGATCTTTCACTGTTATAACTATTATTGTTTAGTGTTATTTCTTCTATTACTTTTACTGTTAATGTTGCCATATTCTATTCCTTACGGTGTCTGTACGTTGAGAGGTATACGAGGTTCCCCATCCGTATAATCATCTCTTCTACGTCTACCTACTTGTTCTTGACCAAACTTTTGTACTTCAGTTTGATATTTTTGTTCGTATAAGTTTAACATATCCATCGGTCCTTTTAAATAGCTAAATGCTTCTACCAAGCATGCATATAAAAGTCCATTTCCAAAGTTTAGACTTAAATAAGTTGTAGTATTTGCTGAGCTTAATCCCAAAGGCCTAGCATTATAATGCATTTTATACATAAATGCTGAACTTGGAGTAGGTACAATTGTAACTTTTCCTGATGAAGCTGCTCCTGATCCAGTAGCTCCTCCAGACATTGCGTAATATTTTGGAGTTCCAGTAGTAGTTTCTGCTGCATCAAATTCTCTTAAATAGCTAATATCTTTCTTTTGTAACCAACTATTAGCTCCAGTTGCAGCCGTAGTTGAAGTATATACCTGTATACCTCTTACAAACAAAGTACCAGCTGGTACATTTACATTGTCTTTTGAAGCAACTAAATTGCCTATTACTTCTTTTCTATCAGCATCAATTGGAACATCTCTAAAAATTCTTAATTCTGAATTATCTATAAATTGATCCGTAATAGTACTAGA